CACCTATAATAAGTGTAAACGAAGCTAAACGAAAAGGTTTCAAGCCAGAGGTAAATGATAAACTTGTAGCAACAAGACCAATAGATATGCCTAATGAGGGTTTTTTACCAACTAATAAAAGAAGATAATGGCAACAGTATTATTTATAAATAGAACAGATTTAGTAAGAAACTCTATCATTGATGGGAATGTTGATACTGATAAATTCATACAGTTTATTAAGATTGCACAACAGATAGACATACAACAAATTATAGGTACAAATATGTATACTGGTTTAACTGATGCTATTGTTGCTGGAATTGATTTACCAGCAAATGCAAGATGGAAAACTATATTAGAAGATTTTATTGTTGAAATGCTTATATGGTATGCACAAGCAAACTACATACCTTTTGCAGCTTACCAAATTAAAAACGGTGGTGTATATAAGCACACATCTGAAAATGCACAAACTGTAGATAAAAACGAAGTTGATTTTTTAGTTGAAAAAGCAAGAACAAACGCAGAATGGTATTCAAGACGTTTTATAGACTTTATGAGTTTTAACCAAGCTACGTATCCAGAGTACACTAATAACGTAAATGATGATATTTACCCTAGTTATGAAGCTACGTTTAATGGATGGGTACTATGAGTTACAAACCAAAAGCAAAGAACATTGAGAAATTAAAGGTATTTCTTAAAAAAAGAAAAAAGTAATGGCAAACGAAATATATTATAAAAGTTGGTGGGGAAGAGGTGTTTGTGATAATACTATTGGATGGGGTATTGTGTACAAGGCTTATGCAAATTGTAGCTTAGTACCAGCATTACTTTTAACCTTACAAGCAAGGGCAACATACTATGAGAATGTTACTTGTACAACTGCAACTTTAGATGAATTAGAAAATATACAATAATGAGCAACCTTTTAGAAAAAGCATCAATTATACTGACACCAACTGCGTATAACAATGGAGAAGCACTTTGTGTGAAGCCAAGTGACGGAAGTGGTGATTTTGATTTTAGCAGAAACTCCGCAGCCACAAGAGTAAATGCTCAAGGGTTAGTTGAAAACGTACAGATACTATCGAGTAATTTAGTGCAAAATGGCGACTTTTCAGAGGAAGGTGCAGAGGAGGTTTCTAACGGCAGTTTTTCTCAAGAAGGGGTGCAGCTTGTTACAAATGGCTCGTTTGATACAGATAGTGATTGGTCTGTAATTAGTGGGTTTCCAACTATTAGTAGTGGTAAATTAAATATAGTTAGTTCATCAGACAAAGTAAGGCAGTCTTTAAGTCCTTTTGACGTAAGTAAGGTTTATAAAGTAGAGTTTACGATTTCAAATTACATTTCTGGTGGTGCTTTAATTAAAATTAGTAATCCAGCAGTAAGTGCAACCTTTTCAAGTAATGGAACACATACTTTTTTTCTTAGTGGTATGGCTAATAATGCTTTAGATATTATTGGTGTTTCAGTCGGAGGTACTCAGCCAAGTTTATCAATAGACAACGTTTCAGTACGTGAGGTCGGTCAAGATTGGGATTTAGGTACTGGGTGGAGTATTGGAGATGGTTATGCTGAAAGTGATGGTACGGCTGGAAACAACGCACTACAACAAACAATATTTAACGGCTCTGAATTAGGAAATTATTTTAAGCTGCAATATGAAATAACATCTTATACAAGTGGAACATTGCTATTAAGAGCAACGGGTTTTCACGGGGCAGTCGCTATTGATAATTCAGTTGGTGTTCATACGTTATATTTAGAGGCTACATCAACATCTACAAATTTAGTATTCGTAACAGAGGCTGCTGGTTTCAACGGCTCTATTACAAACATCTCGGTTAAAGAGGTGGGGCAAAATTGGACATTTTCTGGGGGTGCATATTTAACTTCTTTAGGCGCAAGAATAACCAGCGTACCAACTGCTGGAATTCTACGTACCGATGGATATTTACCTTTAGTAGTTGGTAATAATTACAAAATAACTTATGAGATTATTGAAAATATTTCTGGAAATTTAAAATTTGATAGTGCAGTCAATAATGTAATGGTTTCATCTGTTGGTGTACATACAAAGTATTTTGAAGCAGATTTGAATTATGTTTCTATAGCGAGAACTGGCTCGTCAGTTGACGTAACTATAACAAACATTTCAGTTATCGAAATAACAGACGATACTAACCTACCGAGAATAAACTACGAGGGCTTTAGTTATCAAGATGCTTTAGGAAGTGAATTGGTTGTAAATGGCTCGTTTGATGTTAATGGTAATTGGCCTAATTTTGGCACACCTTTAGTGTCTGAACAATCTTCAACAAGATACTATACAGCACCTTTTAGTTGGTATGTAAATGGAGATGCTTTTAGACAAGGAATATTTTCTCCTAATAATTTTACTTTAACAAATGGTAAAACTTATAATGTTTCTTTATGGGTTTATGCTTTAGATGGTGCAGAGATTTTATCGGGGATAAGCAATACAGATAAGAGTGTTTTTACATCACACGCAATAAATCAAAATGAGTGGACAAATATTACTTATTCTGCTATTGCAAACGCAACATCTGCATCTTATATAAGCATACTAACATCTTCATCAACTTTAGAATTTTATGTAGACAACGTATCTGTAAAAGAATATCTCGGACAATCTGTAGTGCCAGGAAGTGGTTGCGGAAGTTGGTTGTTTGAAAGTCAGAGTACCAACCTAATAGAGTATTCGAGTGATTATAGTCAAAGTTATTGGACTAAACAAACTGGAATTACTGCAACTTATAACACAACAGAAACTTTAAGTCCAGATGGAACTTACAATGCAACTAAATTTGTAGGAGATGGTACAACGGGTGTTTTTAAAGCATCCATTAGTGTGAGTGGAGTAGTTTCTCGCTCTGTATATTTAAAGAGTGTTACGGGAACAACAACCGCAACTTTTAAAGAACCTAACACAAATGTACCGTCACCAATAACATTAACTATTACAAATGAATGGCAAAGATTTGAAATGATAGGAGATAATGGAAGTTCATTTCAAGGTTTACAGATAGATGATATTACATCAGATGGTGTTTATATGTGGGGCGCACAATTAGAACAACAATCCTACGCAACTTCGTACATACCCACCTCTGGCTCATCAGTTACACGTAACCAAGACGTATGCACCAATGGCGGTAGTTTAGCAAGTATAAATAGCACATCGGGAACACTATATGCAGAGATAGCAGCTTTGGCAAATGATGGAACAAATAGAGCAATAGCAATAAGTGATGGTAGTACCTCAAACGTAGTAAGATTTTATTATAGCACAACAGATAATCGTATTGTTGGTAATGTTAAATCTGGAGGTATAACATATTTTAATTTTAACAATGTTTTAGTAAGTGCAACAGATTTTTTAAAAGTAGCTGTTTCATATAAAATAAATGAATTTAAAATGTATGTAAATGGTACTTTAGTATTTACAGATACAAGCGGTAATACTCCAATAGGTTTAAATGAATTAGCTTTTGATAATGGCGCTGGTAATGATAAATTCTACGGAAAAACAAAAGCACTTGCAGTATTTCCATATTTAAGCGATGAGGAACTAACAGAACTAACAACAATATAATGAATATATACAAAGCAAATTTTGAAACCAAAGAGCAAGGAACTGAATACCTTTTAAATATTGGTGTTTTAGTTGAAACAGACGAGCAAATAGTATTTTCAAAAGATACGGCAGCGGTTGTTTATATCGGTAAGGTTGTAAAGATACCAGCTACTTATGATGCAGATGGTAATATAATAACTCCAGCAGTTTACTATGATGGTTTTGCTATCGATGTAATGAGTAGTAAGAATTTAGACTTTGGAGAATTTGCAGTATACCCAATAGAGGCAGCACATAGTTTTTACGGATATGCAAGAAACGCAGAAGTACCTAAATAATTAGTATATTTGATACTTAACCAAAAAATAAATACAATGGGAAAATTATCAAAAAGTGAATTAAAAGAATTTAAAGAGCAAGAACAGAAGAAACAAG